CAGCAGCAGCGGCTCCGGCAGTTCCACCGTCCGCTGGCCGTAGCGGCCCATGTCGACGAAGGTCCGGCCCCGGACATCGGCGAGGCCGTAGCGGCGCAGCACGATCATGTCGGACGGCGGGAAGTCCCGGACGAGCGCGTCGGCGAGGGCCTCGGCCATCGCCGCGTGCCGCGCGCCGGTGAGGATCGCGGCGCGATGATCGGCGAAGGCGGCGCGGAGGATGCGATCCAGCAGCTTCGGATCGGTCGTCACGCGCCAGGCCGTGCGCGGATCGGGGATCGGCACGCCGGCCGGGCCGACGATGTCGGGATGACGCCGGATCGGCCGGCTGGCCTGATAGGCATCCTCCGCGATCTCCGTCGGGGTGCGGCGCGGCATCGCCGCCAGTTGGGCGGGGGTGAGGGCCATCAGAACGGCACGCCGTCGCCGAGTGGGTCGAACAGCACCTGATGCTCGGTGTCGGTCCTCTTGAAGCTGTCGCACGCGATCAGCACGAAGAAGGTCTCGCCGGGGTGTAGGTGTGCCAGGCGCTGCGCTTCAGTCTGCGCGCTGCCATGGCCGAGATGCCGATAGGTCGGCGGATGGATTCCTGCCGGGCTCCAGACAAGGAAGAAGGGTTTGTCCTGCGCCATCATGCCGCCTCGAGAATCTGGCGCAGCTTCTCGGTGGCGGCGGCCTTGGTGTTGTAGAACATCGACGCGCCGAGCGGGCCGAGCAGGATGGTGCCGGCGTCATGGGCACTCGTCGCACTCTCCAGCGCGTAGCCCTCGCTGCCCGCGTTGTGGATCGACCAGCCGGAGACGCAGTGCACGGTGTCGCAGTCGTGCCAGGTCTCCATATCGAGCGCGTCCGGCGTCGCGAGCACATGCCGGGCGATCTCGACGAGACGCAGCCTTGCCGTCTCCGGATCAGCCACCTTGTGGCCGCGCACGGTCAGATTGCTCCAACTGGTGATGTCACAGTCGTCTACCCTCAGTTCGCCGCCGACGGTGAGGCCCTCGGGCAGCGCCGCGATCTGGGTGTCGCTCAGGTCGAGGGAGCCGCCGACGGTGAGGCCCTCGGGCAGCGCCGCGATCTGGGTGTCGCTCAGGTAGAGGGAGCCGCCGACGGTGAGGCCCTCGGGCAGCGCGGCGATCCGGGTGTCGCGCAGGTCGAGGGAGCCGCCGACGGTGAGGCCCTCGGGCAGCGCTGTGATCTGGGTGCCGCTCAGGTAGAGGGAGCCGCCGACGGTGAGGCCCTCGGGCAGCGCGGCGATCCGGGTGCCGCTCAGGTCGAGGGAGCCGCCGACGGTGAGGCCCTCGGGCAGCGCCGTGATGCCGGTGTAGCGCAGGTCGAGGTAGCCGCCGACGGTGAGGCCCTCGGGCAGCGCCGTGATGCCGGTGTCGCTCAGGTCGAGGGAGCCGCCGACGGTGAGGCCCTCGGGCAGCGCGGCGATCCGGGTGTCGCGCAGGTCGAGGGAGCCGCCGACGGTGAGGCCCTCGGGCAGCGCCGTGATGCCGGTGCCGCGCAGGTAGAGGGAGCCGCCGACGGTGAGGCCCTCGGGCAGCGCCGTGATGCCGGTGTCGCGCAGGTAGAGGGAGCCGCCGACGGTGAGGCCGGCCGGGGCGGTGCCGGCGAGGATCAGGCTATAGGCTTCGGAGGCGGTGGTGTGCATCATGGCTGGAGTTCCTTCCCGGTAGAGGTGGTGGGGTTTTCGGCGAGCAGCTCGCCCAGGGCGGCGTGCAGCGCGCGGGCGTCTTCGCGGGTGACGAAGTCGGCGACGCCGCCGCGGGCGAGCATGTTGGTCAGGCCGATGCCGATCTTCTCGCCGTCGGGCGAGACGGTGACGGACAGCTTTGTGCCGAGGCGGCAGCGCGACCAGATTTCGCGGTGGGCCATCATGCCGCCCTCACAGCAAACTGCAGCGACTGTGCGCGCTCTGGGTTCGGCAAGCTGGAGGGCGAGGTCGAGGCCACCGGCTCCGGCGCAGATGGAGATGGCGTTGAGGCTGTCGGAACGTAGAGCCATGTCACGCCTCGATGCCCCGCAACGCCTCAGAGCGAGCGAGTAGCCTGTAGAAGGCCGCGACCGCCTCGGGCGGCGCGTCCGCGTGGAGCATGACCGTCACCGGCCCGTCGCGACGGCCCCACATCTGGCCGTGCAGCGCGCGGCGCTCGTCTGGCGTCAGGTTGCGCCACTTGGCGATGCGGACGTCCCCGAGCATCAGGCCGCGCGAGGCGGCGGCCTGCATGGGACCGACCGAGAAGCCGGCGGCGCGGCAGGCGGCCTCGGCGGCACGGACGGCCTCGAAGTCGCCCGGCTGGTCGAACTTGGCGGTGGGGTGGGCCATCAGAACGGCACGTCCGCATCGACGATGGGCGCGTTCGCCATGAAATGCTGTTCGCAGGCGAAGATCGCGCCTTCCCGGCTCAGCCCGGCGCCGAGCGCCTGCGTGCCGGCATCGGTGCTGACGGTAGCCGTATAGGAGCCCTGCCTGACGGCGACGCCGTACAGGCGACCGGTGCCGCAGCGGTCATTGAGATAATTGAGTCGCGCGGTCAGGGGGTCGCGGGCCGAGAGCTGCGCGCGCATCTCCATGAAGCGGGGGTGTGCACGACACTTCGCGTTGAAATCGGCGACACCCATCAGCGAGCCTCCCGGTTGGCCCGGCCGCCGAGGGGGGAAGTCGGCGACCGGGCTGGGGGCGACCTCGGCCGGGAGGGCGGTGGCCGAGGTCGGGGAGGCGTGGCGGTCGGCGACCAGCATCGCCGCGAACAGGACGTTGATGACGATCAAGTAGAGCCCGAAGGCGACCGCCAGCGCGTCCATGTACGGATTGTCGAACCCCGCGACCCACGGGCGCAGGGCGAGGCGGATGCGCTGCCAGCGCGTCGGCTCGGGGAGCGGGTCGCCCGATAGCTCCAGCCCCATGCGCGCGGCGCGGCGCTGGTTACGGCGATGCTGGTACTCGGCGAGCAGGCGGTCGGCGCGCTGCTGGCTGGATTCGGAAAGGTGCTGATGCACGGGCGGCTCCCATCGGGTGGCGGTGGGAGATGAGTGTGCGATTTTATCGCACATGTCAACGATTTTTTCGCACATACGCGCGCGCGGAATTGTGCTGCTTTATTCAGGGGGAGGCGGCATGGCTGATTTTAAGAAAGCGCGACTTCACAAAATATGGCTAGTCGGTGAAAGCCACCGCAATGAGGATGGATCAAGCCGGCAAGACGAACTTGCCGTGTGCTCCGAGGGTGAGCCTGTCCAATTGGAGCGCCAACCTAATAATACCCGTGACAAAAATGCGGTTCTCGTTCGTTCCGCGCGGGGCATAGGAATTGGATATATTTCGCGCGACGATGCGTGGATCGCGTCCTTGATGGACGCGGGCATCCCGATCCGAGGCGTCATTAACGAGATCCAAGGCGGCGATGGCCGCAAGCTTTATGGCTGCATCATTCGCATACGCACTGGCGGCAAAAATCCGGATCGCCCGGTGCCGATTGACCAATGGCGGCCTAAGAGAAATAGCGCTTTGGCTCAATCGGACCCACGAGAGCCGCGGAGCATCTGGCCCATCATCACCGTGATTCTATTCGCAATCTGGCTTCTAGTTATTTTCGGTGACGCCGCTGGCTAAGGCTTGGCCGCGCGAAATCCTGCTTGGCCGACAGGACGATCGCGACGACCCGCACATCAAGGTCCGTGATGTTTTCGGGATCGGGCTGGCCGATCCGAATTATCTCCTGATATTCAGGCTCGGTTGACTCGCAGCGCAGAACCCAATCGTCGCCGTCCTTATCAAGGCGTTTGCAGGTCATCTCCGTAAGGTCATGGTTGACCCGCTCCACCACTACAAGGTCGCCGGGCTGTGGCTCAACAGACGAGAATATAACGCGAAGGCACTCTAGGTCAGACCCAGGAGGGATGGTCCTGTTCATTGACAGACCCTCCATGCGCAACCCAAAGCGCTCAGCGCCAGCAAACGGAGGCGGGCCGAACCGCACGTCATATCGCTCACCTTCCGGCCAACTCGATTGCTCGCGCCAAACGCCCGCGGCCACCGATCCAGAAACCTCCACCCATTCGTCAGCGACGACCATCGCCTCGCTGTTTCCAGTCAAGTCGCCCGTCAATCCGGCGAGTTTCATCGTTTCCGATGCTGGGACGCCACGCTGCGCAAAGATCGGCGCCAATTGCTTTGCAAGCGTGAAAGGCAACACAGGCTTTTTGAACTTCTTCTCGTCCTCGTAGGCCGCATAGGTCGAGGCTGGCATGCCGATCGCCTCAGCGACATCACGCGAGGAAATCTTAGGGGCTGTGCGGTTGCGCAGCGCCTTCAGCATTGGGGCGACGGACGGCATCCCGCCATTATGCGAATTCATCGCGCAATGTATGCGCGAGTTTTTCGTTGCAGTGTGTGCGATATTGTCGTACATCAGTTTGTCATGAGCCGAACGCCGGATCTTTTCACCCGCCTGGGTGGCACACGTGCCATCGCCGAATGGATGGGGGAGCACCCTTCCACTGTGCAGAGCTGGAAGGCTTCGCGGCGAATCCCTGCGCACAAGCAACCGAAGTTTATCGAAAAGGCAAAAGCGGCCGGGCATGCCGTGACAGCCGAGGACGTTGTATGGCCGTTCGGTAGACGCGGGATGGCGGCTGGCCGAAGGGAGGCCGCATAGATGCTCGTCCACGATCTAGTCATCGACCCGGCGCGCGCGAAGGAACTCATCAACCCCGAGTTTGTCCCGGATGGCGCGTTCCTGATCACCGCGAATGAGCGCGGCTGCGTCGGATATCGATATGATGCGCTCCCCGCAGCCGCCGCAGCTGAACCAACCGCTTTCGGTTGCCTCATCGTCGAGCGTGAGGGGGTGAATCGCGCGCCCGCACTGGTAGCACTCACGTGGGATGGGGTTGTCACCCGCTGCCATGTCCTCACTCCTGTCGATGTTCGCACCACGACAGTAGCCGCGGCCGCCGGGGAGTCGATCCCCGGCGGCGAAGGCGATGCCTCCATTTCGGAGAGGGCCGCATGAGCTTTTTCGCCATCATCGGCCTGGCGCTGCTGATCGTCATAGTCCTCGCGGCGATGACGCACCTCGCGCACCACGTCCCCGAACTCGACGATCCGGCTGGGCTGTCGGATGACGAGGCGGCCGAGCGGGCGATAGTCCAGCGGGCCACGTCCTCGATCGCCGCTGTTGCCCAGAAGCGGATCGATAATCGCATCGAGTGCCTGCGGATCGCGGCCATGTCGTTCCACGGCACGGAGGCGGACCTGGACGACATTCTCGTTCGCGCCGGGGCGATGGAGACATGGGTCAAAGGTGCGGCTCGCAAGGAGGGCGCGTAAATGGCCTGTTCCATCGGAAAGCTGGCCATCACGGTCGACAGCGAAGGGGCGCAGCGTTCCATCGCGAGCCTGACGGCCGCGCTTGTCGCCGATCCCGGCCTAGCTGAAACGCTTTGCCAGCGCGGCTTTCGCGGCCTCGTATTCGGCGAGGATCTGGGCGGCCTGTTCCGCTGTGAAGCCATCGATGCCGCCGCATCCGGGGCAGGTGTACTGCATGGTCTCAGGATCCTTCCCGACGAGCGATATCTCGAACTGGTGTCCGCAATCGTGCTGGATGGGAAGGCGCACGTCGCCGCTGATTGCCATGGCTGGCCGATCCTTTCGCTGGTTGGTTGCACGTCCAGCGTAGCCAAAGCCGGGTCCGCCGCAAGCGGGCCCGGTGAGGCTGTTTCCTCCATTTCGGAGCGGCCCGCATGATCATGCCGCGCCGCAATTTCGTGGCGATCGTCAGTGGCCGGCACCGCCGGCTGGTCGAGCCGCTTCGGTTCGTCGCGATCGAGCGCCGCCAAGGACGCTGCGCCGCCGTGCCCGGCATCGTCGAGGACGATTTCGGCACCGCGGCTGACCCGCGCCGCGCGCATGCGAACGATCGCCGCTTCGTCTCGACCGACGACGAGCGCGGCCATGTCGGGCGGGCGGCGTGATGACGGTTTCTTCTTCATGGAGGACATTCTGATGGCACGCCCGGGCAATGTCGTTCCCGAAACGAGCAGCGTGACGGAAGACGAGTTCCACGGCGCGCTTGCCGCCGGCCTCGGCCGCGCCGAGCGCAAGGTGGGCGCGAAGACGCTCGCCTACATCATGGACTGCACGACGAAGCAGCTGCGGAACATCTTCGGCGGCAGCGTGCCGCACCCGAAGCGCCTGTTCGACGCGCATGTCGCCCTGCCCGACGCCGGCGTCTTCGACGACATCGGCGAGCTGTACGGTTGCAAGATCGTGGCCCGTGATGGCGCGGACAACCTGGCCGACCTGACGCTGACGCTGGCCCGCGCGCTGGTGATGATCCGCGAGGTGCAGCACCCGAACAGTCCGGGCGGCGAAGAGGTCGTCCATTCCGAATATCTCGCCGGCGAGGCGCTGATGCGGGAAATCAACAACGCCGCCGCCGCATGGATCGAGCGCTGCGCGGTTATCCGGGACAGCGTTCCGGGGCGCGTGCGCGTGGTGGGTGGATAAGGTTTAGCGGACCGGCCGGACCAACCCGACCGGGGGATTTTCAACAGCAGCAGGCACGCCGGACCCGCTTCCGGCGGCGATTTCACGCGTGAACGCGCGGGGCCTGACGCGCGCCTGAAGGAGGTCAAGATGAGCATCGAAGAGCAGGGCGGATCGACGGCTCGCGAACTTCTCCTGATCGTCGAGCGCATCGAGCGGCTCGAGGAAGAGAAGAAGGGCATCGCCGACGACATCAAGGATGTGAAGGCCGAAGCCAAAAACCGAGGCTTTCACGTCGCGACGATCAACGACATTCTGAAACTGCGGAAGAAAACGCCCGAACAGCGCCGCGAAGCCGAGGCCCTGCTCGACACGTACAAGGCCGCACTCGGCATGCTCGACGGCACGCCGCTGGGGCATTGGGCGCTGGAGCGTCTATCGAAGAAGGAAGAGCCCGCGCAGGCGGCGCAGCCCGACGACGAGGGCGAGGGCGAAGCAGGCGCTTCCGCCGAACCCACTCCGACGGAGCCCGAGCCCGATGTCGAGCAAGCGGCGGCAATGGGCCGCGAGGCGGCACGCGAAGGCAGGCCGGTGACGGCCAACCCTTTCCCCGCCCGCGACATTCGTCGCGCGGCATGGGACGAGGCATGGTGCCAGGAACTGGGCACCGACGGCATGGACATCCCCGACGCGCTGAAGCCGTCGCCTAAACCCAAGAAGGGTAGCGGCGATGAGGATCCGGCGAAGGGCGGTGACGAGTGAGCCGCGCCGAGGAGATGTCGCCTATCGACTGGCGCGGCGATCCGGGATCGGCGCGCGGCGATCTCGAAAAGGAGTTCGGGGCACTCGGCCTGATCGTCATGCCCGGTGATGCCGAGTCTCCGATCCTGACGCCGCCAGTTCGCGCCGCGCTGCATCAGTGGCTGTTCGAGATGAACAGCGAGGCCGAGTTGAAGGCCGTCGGCCTCAAGCCGCGCAGCCGAGCCCTGCTCAGCGGTCCGCCCGGCTGTGGTAAGACGACCCTCGCGCATCACATATCCGCGCGGCTGGGCGTCCCCATGGTCGTGATCCAGTCGAGCGAGATGATCGGCAAATACCTGGGCGATTCCGGCCGGAATGTCGGCAAGGTTTTTCGGTCGGCGCGCCGAAACAGCTACGATGTAGCGCTGTTCTTCGACGAGTTCGACGCGCTGGCGAAGAAGCGGGAGGATCTGGGCAACCAGGGCGCCGATAACGAGCGGTCCAACATCACGATCGCGCTGCTTCAGGAGTTCGACCGCTACGAGGGCCTGCTGTTCGCGGCGACCAACGTGACTAAGGACATTGACCCCGCGATCTGGCGCCGGTTTCAGCTACAGATCGAAATAGGTCTCCCCGGCCGGGACGAGCGTTTCGCGATCTGCCGTCTGTACCTTGCTCCGTTCGATGTCAGCGAAGATGCGACCGCAGCCATAGCCGATGCGATGGCCGGCGCGTCTCCAGCTCTCATCCGGGAGGCTTGCGAATCGATCAAACGGTCGCTTGTCCTCGGCCCCCGCATGCGCCTGCCCACCGACTTGCCGTCGATCATGGAGCGGTTCGCCGCCAGCGCAGCCGCGTCGGAGGGCATGCCCGAGCCAACGCTGTGGGCCGAACTGCGGCCGACTCTGCGCTCGTTGGCTGACGTCGCATGGCCGCCGGAGTTGGCGCCATGAGCGCCAACCTGTTCTCCGCGATTGCCGCCCTGGGGATGATCTGATGCTTTGGCCGCGCTTCCTCCAGCGACCTGGGGTGACAAAAACTGTCACCCCCGCCCCGCCCGCCTCGAACGTGCCCGTCCCGAGCGAGCCCGCCCGGGCGCTGGCGGCCCGCCGCGCCGCGATCGAGCGCGCCGCCCGGCTGGACAAGGTCCACGCCATGCGCGTGCATCTCGGCCTGGGCGACAAGGTGCGGGTGCTGTGATGGCCGCACCCTCCTCCACCTCGCCCCGGCCCGACCTGCCCCCGTCCCCCCGCCCCCCCCGGCCGACCGCCGCCGCGCTCGCCGGCCACGAGGCGCAGCGCCGCCCGGTGCCCGATGATTTCGCGGCGCTGGCGGTGAAGATGTCCGACCGCGACCTGCGGCTGCATTACCGGGCCGGGCAGTCCACCGTCGCCCGCTGGCGCGCCGCGACCGGGGCGACCCGTTTCCTGTTGCTGGGCAAGCCCAACCTGCGGATGCCGGGCGACTTCGCCAGGATCGCCCGCGGCATGTCCACAGGCGAGGCCGTCCGCCACTTCGGGCGCTGCGCCACCACGATCCGGCGCTGGTTCGGCTATGCCGGAATCGCGCCGCGCGAGACGCGCGCCGTCGCGTTCCGCCCGGTCATTCGCGCGACCCTCGACCCGTCCGTCGCGTCGAGGGCCGCGCAGCACCTGCGCCGGACCTTCGCCTCGGTCCACCGCTGCGACATCAAGATGCGCGACCGATCGGCGGCGACATGGGGCAGCGAACGCGGCCTGCCCAACCGGGGACGCGGCCTCTATTTCGTGTCGGGCCGCGGCGTGATGACCGAGCAGGAGATGATCGCCCTCGCCTATGGTGGGGAGGACATGGCCTGATGCGCCGCGCGAACCTCTCCGCGCTGGGCGCCAAGGCACGCGTGCAGGCGCTCGGCCGCCTCAGGACCGGGCAGATGAACGGGACCGAGCGCGCCTATGGCGGCGTGCTCGAGCTGCGCAGGCGCGGCGGCGAGATCGCCTGGTATCGCTTCGAGGGGATCAAGCTGCGGCTGGCGGACAACACCTTCTACACGCCCGACTATGCCGTGATGCTGACCGGCGGCGAGATCGAGTGCCACGAGGTCAAGGGCCACTGGACCGACGACGCGCGCGTCAAGATCAAGGTCGCGGCCGAGATGTACCCCTTCCGCTTCATCGCCGTCCGCAAGGAGCGGGGCGGCGCCTTTATCGAGGAAAGCTTCTCATGACGCGGGTTGAGCATATCGGCCAGGCGACGCTGTATCTCGGCGACGCCTACGAGATCCGGCCGACGCTCGGCTGGTTCGGTGCGGACGTGACCGATCCGCAGTACGAATTCGACAACTCGGGCGGGGGCGCGTTTCGCAAGGCGCGCGGCGCGAGCGACCAGATCGTGGCTGAAGGGCTCGACCAGGGGTTCGACTACGCAATCATCAACCCTCTGCTCTGCGGCGCGGTGGTCGCGTTCTGCCATAACGATCAGCTGCCGAAGCTGCTGCCCCATATCGATGGCCTCTTTCACCGGTTCGTCGTCAACTTCTGGGCGAAGTCGAACCCGGCGCCGCATCGGAACAAGCACTATCTGGCGGACACCGAGCCCTACATCCACGGCTGGAACCGCGGCTTCGCGCCCGTCGGCGATCACCACGACATGCACCGGTGGGTCAGCGCCAATTCGCAGCCGTCGAAGCTGTACGGCCACCCCACTGTGAAGCCCGACGCGGTGATGAACAAGATCATCCGGAACGTCGCCGGCGACAGCGTCTGCGACCCGTTCATGGGCACTGGATCGACCGGCGTTGCGGCGCTGCTGCATCGCAAGCGGTTCGTCGGGATCGAGAAGAACGAGCGCTATTTCGACATCGCCTGCAAGCGCATCGAAGACGCGCAGCGACAGGGCAGTCGGTTCGGCGAGGTTGCCGCGTGAGCATGACAGACCAGATCGCCCTGTTCGAACACCCATCGCCGACAGATACGTCGAGGGTCGTCAGCTGGTTTTCCTGCGGCGCGGCGTCCGCCTGTGCGACGAAGCTCGCTATCGACCGATGGGGCGACCGCGTAGTCATCGCCTACACCGATCCCAAGGGCGAGCATCCCGATAACGCCCGCTTTCTCGCCGACTGCGAGCGCTGGTTCGGCCGTGCGATCATCCGTCTGGTCAATAATCGGTATCGCGATCCTTGGGACGTTATGGAGACCGAGCGCTTCATCGTCGGCCCGACCGGCGCAAAATGCACTGGCGAGATGAAGAAGGCCCTCCGCTACCGGTTCCAGCGCCCCGACGACGTGCAGGTCTTCGGCTACACGGCTGAAGAGCGCACCCGCGCAGATCGCTTCCGTGCGGAAAATTTTGAGGTTCATCTGGAAACGCCGCTGATCGACGCCGGCATGACGAAGGATGATTGCCTTCGCGTTGTCGCCCGGGCCGGCATCGAGATTCCGGTCATGTATCGGCTGGGCTTCCGTAACAACAACTGTCTCGGGTGCCCCAAGGGTGGGATGGGCTACTGGAATATGATCCGGCAGCACTTCCCTGATCAGTTCAACCGCATGGCGCGGCTGGAGCGGAGCATCGGCGCGACGTGCCTGCGCGAAAGCCAAGGCCCCGGCCAATCGAAGACGCCGCTCTACTTGGATGAGTTGGCGCCTGATCGCGGCAACATCCTTACCGAGCGCGACTTCGAGTGTTCGCTGCTCTGTCATGGCACCGAGAGCGAGGCATGAACGCCGACCTCCTCGACCGCCTGCTCGCGGCTGGTACGCCTACGGCCCTCGTCGCCGAGGTGGCGATGGAGATCGCGCGCGCGGAGGTGGCGAGCGAGGCGAAGGCCGAACCGTCCGCCGGAGCGCTGCGCACCCGGCGCTATCGCGAAAGGCTGGAGCGCGAGCGTCACGCGGCGTCACAGCACGTCACTGGTGACGCTCCAGTGACGGTTGTGACGGATAACGTCACCGCCGCCCCTTCCCCTGATAAAACCCCCCAGACCCCCAAAATTAACCCCATCCCGCAGGGGGGTGAGGCGCCCGCACGCGAGCCCACGCACGAGGGGCCCATCCCCGGATGGCTGCTGCCCGACCTGCTGACAGCGCAGGCCATCGCCTACCTCGCCGCGCTGACCGCCCGACGCGACGCCGCGCTCAACGCCCTGTGGAACGGCACGCCTCCGCCGCCGGACGTGACCGATGAGACCTGGTCCGGCTGGCTGGCGCACCGCAAGGCCATGCCGAAGGCGGGGAAGTTCACCCCCTACGCCTACCGGCTGTTCTGTGCCCGCTTGGCGAAGATATCCGCCGACACCGGCATGCCGCCCGGCGAGCTGATCGACCTCGCCATCGTCAGCAACTGGCAAACCGTCCACCCGCCCAAGGAATCCAGCAATGGCCACCGCACCCGCCCTTCCCACCACGATCGCCCCAGCGGATGGGTGCCCCGACCTGGCATGGATGGCGTTGAACCCGCGAGCTTGGACGACGTCTACGGCCCTTGAACTGGCGCAGGCCATCGGGCCGGATGCCATCGCGGCGGCCCTCGCGCAGGTGGAGCTCAACCTCGCCCCCGTGCCGCGCGAGCCGGAGCCGCGCGCCCAGTGGAACAAGGCCATGGACGAATGCCTGCGCAGGCTCGCGGTCAAGATCGCGCCGGGCATGTCGCCGGCGCAGTCGGAGGAGTGGCGCAAGGTGATGGTCGCGGCGCTGCGAGACCTGCCCGCCATGGTCGCGCTGACCGCGGCGAAGCGGGCGCTGCATGTTCCGATGCAGTTCATGAACCAGATCGAGGACGCCGTCCGCAACGCCGCCGCGCAGGTCATTACCGAGCACAGGATCGCGACGGAGCGGCTGCGGCTGCTGGCGATCCAGATGAAGCAGGCCGGCCTTTCCCGCATCGAGGACCGGCGCGCCGATCCGCTGACCGAGGCCGAGATCGCGGCGCTGACGCCGGCCATGCGGGCAATGGGCCTCAAATGCGGGGCGATCACACAGGAACAGATCGACGCGGCCACGCGGGCCGCAGGCAGCGAAGCGAGGGGATGATGATGGCCATGGCGAAGAGCAGGAAGATCAGGAAGGCGCCACCGCCACCCGCCGCGGCGTTTGAGGCGACGCCGGAGCGGTTGGCTCAGGCCACCGAGCGCGACGATGCGGGCCGCTCGGTGGTGACCCATATGACGCTCGTAAAGGCGCCGATCGATCGGGCGGGGCAGCGCGCCGTCCTGGCACGTCGCTTCGCGGACTCCTATATAGACAGGCTGCTCAGGGCCAAGCGACTGACCTATGCACAATGGTATGCCGCCGACTGGTATCGCGAGGTGTATCAGCTGTGCGGCATCGAGGCCCGCGTGGTGGCACGCTATGACATCACCCATGCCGGCGCATCGGGATCGAACTATGGCATGGCGGTGACCGAGCGGCAGGCGCACGCGCGCCGGCGGTGGCGCGCGGCGCGCGATGTCCTGCCGGCGAACATGATCGCACTGGTTGATCGCATCGTGCTGCATGACATGGTGCCGGCCCTCGCCAACGGGCAGCAGCGCAGGAGGTTCGCGGAGCGCTTAGGCCGCGCGCTGCAGCCATTGGCGGACTGGATCAATGCACCCACTACCACTTGACGGGCAGTCCGTTTCAGCGCATAAATCCATCAGCATCTAGCAATGCGCCCGGAGCCGAGAGGTTGCCGGGCGTTTGTGTTTGGGGAGGCCGTCATGATCTCGGCGGGTAATGCCGCCATCCCAGATACACCGAGGGGCATCGATGACCGGACCTGCCATCTGGGGCGGCAAGGTCGGAGCCCATCACTGCCGGGAACGCAGGGCCGCATGCGCCCTATCAGCACCGCCCGGTGCCCGCCGCCAGATAGCGCGGGCAGCCTATCCGAAGGGTGCGCCAATGGGTCGGCTCAAATGTGCTCCTCCACGTCTCAGTGCGGCTCCGCCTTTACTCGCATCAGCGCCAATCGACACAGTCAGTCGAGATCGCGAGCGCAACGCGTTCAACCCACTTCGTGCGCTGTACAACACGGCGCGCTGGAAGCGGCTGCGGATGGCGACATTCGTCCGCGACAACTTCACATGCCAGATGTGCGGTCGCCTCGAAGGCGATACATCGAAGCTCGTAGCTGACCACAAGCGGCCGCATCGCGGCAACCTTACCCTATTCTGGGAGGGTGAACTTGAGACGCTATGCGCGTCGCCCTGTCACTCGAAGCACAAGCAGCGACTGGAGCAGGCGCCCGACCTCCGCTGAGACCGGGGGGGGGGGGCTGAAATCCAGCCAACCGCATGCGTTCCGTACCGCCGGTACCCACACGCGCGGATAATTTTCTGGTGGGCGGCCGGGGGTGCGAACTTTCGCTGGGAGGCGTCATCTGATGGCCGCTCGCAAATCTATTGATGACTGGCAGCGGATCGAGATCGAATATTGCGAAGGCGAAGTATCGATCCGAGAAATAGCTGACCGGTACGAGATTTCTGATACGGCTATTCGGAAGCGGGCGAAGGCCGAAGGCTGGGTTCGCAAGGTTCGCACGGCTAAAAAGTGCGAACCTGACCGGTCCCCGCCGCCCCCGGCCCCGATCGATCCCGAAAAGCCGGTCGATGTCGCCATGATCGCCGACGGCGGCCGGGGCTTGGTGAACCGAATGCTCGACGAACTCGACATCGTCACCAGTCGCCGCGGCGAACTGGAAGACATGATCATCGAGGCGACCGACGGCGACGACGAGGAGGCCCGCCGCGATTCGATGATGCGGGCGGTCAGCCTGCCGAGCCGCGCCAACACGATGAAGACGCTGGCGCTGGCGCTGAAGACGTTGAACGAGGCGTCGGCGCCGCAGGGGAAGAAGGCGGCACAGCAGGAGCGCGCCAACGAAATCGCAAACCGCTTCCGCGGCGTCGGCCCGCCGAAACTGAAGGCGGTTTAGTAAGGTGCCGACCTGGTCGACGTCTTGTCCAGATTGGAAGGAGCGCATTCGCGGGCGGCGTTCGCTGATCCCGTTCGACCCGCTGTTCCCCGACGTCGCCGAGGCCAAAATGGCCCTGTTCACGTCGTTGCGGCTGATGGACGTGACCGGCCAGCCGACTATCGGCGAAGCGTGCGACAGTTGGCTGCTGGATTTTGTCGCCACGATCTTCGGGGCTTATGACCCTGATACCGGGCAGCAGCTGATCCGCGAATTCCTGCTGCTGATCAGCAAGAAGAACACGAAGTCGACGCTCGCCGCGGGCATCATGGTAACGGAGCTGGCGCTCGGCTGGCGGGGCGAAGACGAAAACCTCATCCTGGCGCCGACGAAGGAGGTCGCCGACAACAGCTTCAAGCCGGCCGCGGCGATGATCCGGGCGGACGAGGAACTGAAAGACCTCCTCCACATCCAGGACCATATCAAGCTGATCACCCAGCGCTCGACCAAGGCGACCCTGAAGGTCGTCGCGGCGGACAGCGCGACGGTGTCGGGCAAGAAGGCCAGTCGAGTGCTGGTCGACGAGCTGTGGTTGTTCGGCAAGAGCGCCAAGGCGCCCGCCATGTTGAAGGAGGCAACCGGCGGGCAGGTTTCCCGGCCGGAAGGTTACACGCTGTTCCTGACGACGCAGTCGGACGAGCCACCGCAGGGCATCTTCAAGACGAAGCTCGCTGAATATCGGAACATTCGGGACGGCAAGGTCGTCGCGCCGCACAAGCTGCCGGTGTTGTACGAATTCCCCAACGAGATGCTGAAGGCCGAAGAGCATCTGAGGCCGGAAAACTTCTACCTCACCAACCCGAACATTGGGCGGTCGGTCAGCCAGGAGTGGCTTGAGGAGCAATTCGACGAGGCCCAACAGGCCGACATGTCGGACCGCCAGGTGTTTTACGCGAAGCACCTCAATGTGCAGATCGGCGTTGGCCTGCTGCATGACGCCTGGGCTGGCGCTCAATATTGGAAGCGGGCGACGGCGCCCAAGACGCTATGGGATGGGTCGATCGCGCAGTTCATCGAGCTGGTCGAGGTCGCGGTCGCCGGCATCGACGGCGGCGGCCTGGACGACCTTCTCGGGTTGACGGTGCTGGGCCGGCTGAAGGCGGATCCTCGCATCTGGTTGTCATGGTCGCACGCCTATGCGCAGCCGGACGTCTGGGAGCGCCGGAAGGACATCGTCAGCGCGCTGGACGGCTTCATCCGCGACGGTGATCTGACGAAATGCGTGGAGCCGAATGACGATATCGACGGCGTCTGCGCGATCTTGTCGCTGATCCTGGAAGCAGGGCTGTTCCCTGAGGAGTATGCCATCGGCCTCGATCCGATGGGTGTGGCCGCGCTGATCGACGCGCTTGTGGCGGCGGGGTTCACACTGGCCCAACTCAATGCTGTTGCGCAGGGATTCCGGCTGAATGGCGCGGTCATTGGCAGCGAGCGCAAGCTCAAGGACAAGACGATCCTCCACGCCGACCAGCCCCTGATGGACTGGTGCGCCGGTAACGCGAAGGCGGAGCAGCGCGGGAATGCGGTGGTGATCACGAAGCAGATCGCCGGCAAGGCGAAGATCGACCCGCTGATCGCGTTCTTCAACGCGGTGACGTTCATGTCGCGCAACCCGGTGGCCAAGGGCCCCTCGGTCTACAAGTCCCGCGGCCTGCTGATGGTTTGAAGGAGGCCCCATGCGAGCTGTCATGTCCTCCGAGCAGTATCTGCGGAATGGAATCAGCGGGACGACGTCGCGCCCGACGATATCCGCCGACCGCCCCGCGCCGCAGGAGGTGACCGAGAGCCCGTTCACCGATGGCCGTTTCTGGGGCGATGAGTTTTTCGGGTTCCAACCGCTTCGCGTGTCGACCGCCGAGCAGGCCGCCCAGAATGCCGCCGTCAATTTCTGCTGTTCGACGATCGCGGAGGTGGTCGGCAGTCTGCCGCTCGAAGTCTACGATGGGGACGCCCTCGCGGTTGATTTCGCACTCGCTGACGTGCTGGCCTATGCGCCGAACCCGCTCCAGGTGGGTGCCGAGTTCTGGTCGGCGATGGCCTTCTCGAACGCGTTGCGGGGCTGGGCTTTCGCTGAGCCGGTCATGATGACGTCGGGATTGGCGCTATGGCCGCTGTCTCCGGTCCGCTCGGTCCCCGAGTGGGGCGAGCGCTCGCTGCGCGTGACCTATACGCCCGAGGCCGGGACGAGCCGCGTATTGGGCCCGGCTGACCTGTTCTGGTTCACCAACAGCTCCGATGGCCGTGTGGAGCCTATGGCGCCCTGGAAGATGGCGAAGGGCTCGATCGACTTCGCGCTCGCAGCCGAGAATCATGGACGCACGTCGTTCCAGAACGGCAACCGTCCGGGCGGCACCCTCGAGAGCGATCAGGTGTTGGGGGACGAGGTCATAGATCGCCTCAAAGCCAGCATGCGCGCGTGGCGTAACGGACAGAATGCGGTTCTAGAGCAGGGGCTGAAGTACAATCCGGTCCAGGCGAGCAACAAGGAAAGCACCTTGCTCGAGCTGATCGAGCAGCTCGTCATCCAGTTGTCGCGCTACTGGCGGATCCCGCTGTCGCTGATCTCGCCGGCCCTCGCCGGCAAAGCGCAGTCGGAACAACAGTCGGCCGACTTCGTGAAATATGTGATCCGCCCGCTGACGCGGCGGATCGAGCAGGCCATCACCGCCCGCCTGTTCACGCCGGACATGCGTCGGCGCGGCCTGCGGGCGAAGTTCAACCTCGACGCCCTGCTGCGGGGCGACAGCTCGACCCAGGCGAAGAACGCGGTGCTCTACCGCACGGCCAGCACCCATTCGGTCAACGAGATCCGCACCCGCGTCTTCGGCCTACCTGAGATCGATGAAGAGTGGGCCAAGGACGCCCGGACGCCCCTCAACAGCAACCGCGCGGCGGACACGACAACGGGCGGCGACACGGCGCCGCAGGACACGGTGGGAACGGAAGATGATTGAAGCTATCGGCGCCCGCACCCTGTGGGCGATGCACCCTGATGCGCTGTGCGACCTGCTGGCGCAGCTGACCATCACCGCCAAGCTGCCCGATTCCCTGAAGGCGCTCGCGTCGATGATGGGCGGGGCCAAGGACGCCAAGGCGCCGGCCGACCCGGTCCGCGACGGCTCAACGCTGGTCGTGCCGGTCCAGGGCCCGACCTCGCCGAAGGGCGGCTATGGCGGCACCTCGACCGAGCGTCTGACCCAGATCGTGCTGGAGGCGGGAGACGACCCCAAGATCGGCGCCATCATCCTGCCGATCATGAGCCCCGGCGGTCTGGTGTTCGGCAACGCCGAGGTGGGAGACGCGGTCTATTCAGTCCGCGCGAAGAAGCCCATCATCGGCGTGGCCAGCCCCTATGCCTTCTCGGCCGCCCACTGGATCGGGACGCAGTGCTCTGCCTTCTACGCCAGCACCAGCGGCGAGGTCGGTTCGGTCGGCATTCGTGGCGGCCATGTCGACATCAGCGGCTTCGAGGACAAGATCGGGATGAAGACGACACTCATCGCGTCGTCGCCCGAGAAGATCGCCGGCCACCCCTATGGCCCGCTGTCGGACGAAGATCGCGACGAGTTGCAGGCCGAGATTGACGCCTGCAACGAGACCTTCGTCGCAGCCATCGCGCGCGGCCGCGGCATCCCCGCCGCCGACGTGCCGAAGATCCATGGCGAAGGGCGCACCTTCTCGGCCGCGAAGGCCGCGCAGCTCGGAGTCACCGATGGCGTCATGACGCTGCGCGAGGCGATCGCGAAATACGGCTCGAGCCGCAACCGCCTGGGGCTGATGCGCCGCCGGGCCGAAATCCAAGGGATGGCCGCCGCCATCTGATCGAATCCGCGCGAGCGGGTGTGAGGGCCGCCCTTGGCGGCCTTTTCTGTTGGGCGAACGCGCCCGTCACTGGCCAATATGAGGAGCTCCCGATGAGCCTGGCTGTTCTGAAAAACGAGGCGCGTGAGACTGCGAAGCGCCTGGAAGACCGTCTCAACACCGCGATCAACGACAATCGCGACCTGACCGCCGAGGAGGAGGCCGCCCAGACCGCCGACGAAGCGACGCTGAAGCGGCAGACCGCGCATATCACCCGCATGGAGGCCCTCAACGCCGACGTCGCGAAGATCGGCGCGAACCCGGCCACCCCGCCCGAGGGCACGCTCACCGTCTCGGCGCAGCCCATTTCCCACGGGCCGGTGTCGTATCGGCAGAACGGCATCATCTATTCGCAGCCGCGCGCGCGGCTCGACGACGCCGGGTTCAAGAGCCTGTCCGAGTTCGCGCAGGCGGTGCGCTTCGCCAACCCGGCGGCGGGCCCCGCTTATCGGATCGACGATCGTCTCGCCGCCCCGGCCAATGTTCAGATGGAAACCGGCGATGGCGCCGGTAGCTATCTGGTGCCGGCCGAATATCGGCAGCAGATCATCGACCTGACCTTCGCGGGCGACGATCCGATGATGAACTTCATCGTCGCCGACCCGACCAGCTCGAATCGTGTCATCGGACTGGGCGACGACGCAACCCCCTGGGGCACGTCGGGCGTGCAGGCCTATTGGCGGGTCGAGGCCGACCAGATGGTCGCCAGCAAGATGTCGCTTACCCCGCGCGAGACGAACCTCAACGAGATCTACGTCTTCGTGAATGCGACCGAGGAGCTGCTCGAGGATGCCCCTCGCGTTGGCACGCTCCTGACGACCAAGTCGGCCGGCGCGCTGCGCTGGAAGCTGTCCGATGCCTGGATGTGGGGCGACGGTGTCGCCAAGCCTCTGGGCTGGATGGCAGCGAACGCGCTGATCAGCGTGGCCAAGGAGGGCAGCCAGGCGGCCGACTCGATCGTGCGCCAGAACGTCGCCAAGATGTTCGCGCGCATGATCAACCCGACGCAGGCGAGCTGGCTCGCCAACGGCGACATCATGCCCGCGATCATGGAGCTCAAGAACGAGGCCAATCAGCCGGTCTGGTTCCCGAACTATCAGGTCGCACCGGGTGGCATTCTGCTCGGCCGACCTGTGCTGTTCACCGAACATTGCGAGACGCTGGGCGACCTCGGCGACCTGCAGTTCGTCAACCCGAACGGGTACGAAGCCTTCCGCAAGCAGAGCATACAGTTCGCGGAGTCGATCCACCTCTATTTCGACTACAATATCCGCGCGTTCCGCTGGGTTTTCCGCGCCGGCGGCCAGCCTGTCCTGAAGGACCCGGTCGCCCCCGCGCACGGCAACAACACCAAGTCGCATTTCGTAGCTTTGAGTGAACGAGCCTGAACCCCACCGCTCAACCAAGGATGAAATCGGCCCGTCGGTGACCCGGCGGGCCCTTTCCCACAGGAGTTAGAACATGAACGCCAATCTCAATGCTTCGGCGGTTGTGGCGGTCCTGGCGGCCATCGACCCCGTCAGCCAGGCCGCGGGCACCGTCACCACCGGCTGGATCGACATGCAGGACTGGTTCCGCGCCATGGCGGTCCTTCAGGTCGGCGCGCTCGGCGCGTCCGCCACGGTCGACGCCAAGTTCGTCCAGGCCAAGGACGGTTCGGGCACTGGCGCCAAGGACATCACCGGTACATCGATCACCCAGATGACCAAGGGGGGCACCGACGACAACAAGCAGGTCGCGATCAACCTGCGCCCCGAGGATCTCGATTTCAACAATGGCTTCCGGTACGTCCGGCTGTCGATCACCGTCGCCACTGCGGCGTCGCTGATCTCGGCCCTCGTCCTCGGCCTCGACGCTCGTTACGGTGCCGCCAACATGAGCGATGCCACGACGGTCGACGAAATCGTCAATTGAGGAGGCTGATCATGGCGATCCAGTTCCTTCAGGACTACACGACCAAGGCTAAGCCGCCCGAGGCATTCACCCTCGGGCAGAAGGTAGAAGGTCGAGACGAGGCCTCCGAGGCCCATTTCGTCAATCGCGGCTACGCCGCCTATGTCGTCGACGGCAAGCTGGTCGATCGTTTCGGCAGGGAAGTGCCGACGCCGAAGGCGGCGAAGGCCGCCGCCGATGCGGCGCCGGGCAAGGGCAAGGGCGCCGGAACCCCCGCGGCAGTGGCCACCACCAACCCGTAATCACGCCCTCCAGCGTGAACCGGCGCCAGCCCGCTTATCCGGCTGGCGCCGCCCAATTCAGCGAGGTGCTAGATGGCTGAACCCGTCTCCCTCGACCTCGCCAAGCAGCATCTGCGCGCTGGCGACGGCGAAGATGTCGTCATCGAGGGCTGCATCGTCAGCGCGCGCGGATGGGTCGAGAACTACACCGGCCAGATACTGGTGGCCCGCCGCATCTCGGAAGCCATCGACAGCTTTGTCGATCCGCTCGTCAGTTGGCCGATCACCGGCGTCTATCAGGTCACCTATGCCGACGCGGGCCGCGCCCGACTGACGCTCGATCCGGACATCTATGACATCGCCGCCGTGCGCCGCCCGGCACGCCTGACCCTCAACGCCGGGAAGTCCTGGCCGGGCGTCGCCGCCGGCCCAGGCCAGATCATCGTCGACGTCGATGCCGGGTATGACACGCCCTCCGACATTCCACCGGGCATGATCCGCGCAATGCTCATGCTGATCGGCGGCTATTACGCGGATCGCGAGACGGGCGGCCTGGCCGCAGATGTCGAGGCCGCCGCGCGCCTGGCATGTGGCGCCCCATCGCGCGGGTGGCGGCTGTGATCATGCGCGCGGGCGTGCTCGACCAGAGGGTCGTCATATGGAAGGCCGGCCTGGTGGAGGACAGCTATGGCGACCAGGTCGAGAGTTACACAGACCTCGATCCGATCTGGGCATCCAGGCGGGCGGTGCCGGGGTCGGAGCGGGTCGCGAATGCGCAGAATGGCGCGGACGCTCCGGTGATATTCCGCATCCGCTGGCGCGCGGATCTCGATCCCGAGGATGTCGACGGCCTCAACCCCAAGGACCGGGTCGAGCATCCGGCGGGTGGCGGCCGGATATATGACATCAAATCGGTGATGCCGATCGGGCGGCGAGAGGCGATCGAGATCATCGCCGTGGCGAGGGCGGGCTGATGGCAAAGGGCGACGTCATCTTCCGGACGAGCGGATTGCGCGAGCTGGACAAGGCGCTGGGCGAGCTGCCCGAGGCCGTCGGCCGCCGGGTCGCGAGGGCCGTATTGATCGAGGCGGGCGAGCCGACGGCCAAGGTCGCGCGGTCCCTGGTTCGCATCTACAGGGGCGATCTGCGGGAGTCTATCGACGTCAGCCCCAATCTTGCCCGTTCGCAGCGGCGCGAATTGACCGGACGGTCGACGACCGAGGTGTATATCGGGCCGGGGCAAAACCCGCAGGCGATCACGGAAGAATTCGGCACCTTCAACCAGGCGCCGCACCCATCGATGCGACCTGCCTGGGATCAGACCCAGATGGAAGTTCTGGCGCGCACCGGCGTCCTGCTCGGGGATGCGATCATCAAGGCCGCGCGGCGGCATGAGCGCAAGCTGGCGAAGCGACAGAAGAAGGGCTGACCGATGTCCGTCACAGCCGCCACGCGCGACCGCCTGAAGGCGGCGGCGCCCGTCGTCGCGATCGCGGGCGACCGGGCGTTCCGGGAGGAGAGGCCGCAGGGCACCGCGCTGCCGGCGATCGTCGTCCACGGCATCACGGCGCCGATCGACTATACCTATTCGGGGCCCTCGGACCTGCAAAGGGCGCGGGTCCAGCTCGACTGCATGGCGGAGAGCGCCGGCGCGGCCGAGGCGCTGGCCGATGCGGCGGTCGCCGCGATGGATGGGCCCGCCGTCCTCGGCGGCATTCGGTTCGTCCAGTCGTTCGTCGCGGATCGGCGCGACGACAGCGGGCGCGGCACAGCCGGTAGCGGCGCCAGCACGGTCAATGCCCTGGTCTTCCGGGCGTCGGTCGATCTTTTCATCTGGTTCAAGCAAGCCTGAAGGAGGGCTGACACATGGCAGGAATTGGTTACGGCGCGGCGTTCTGGCTGCATAATGGCGCGACGCCGGGCGCGCTGACGGAGCTGGCGGAGGTGTTCGCGCTGACGCCGCCGAACGAGCAGGTCGACGATGTCGAGACGACGCATTACAAATCGCCCGGCCGCACCCGCGAATATATCCAGGGGCTGATCGACGCCGGCGAGGCCGACGTGCAGATGAACTACAGCCCGGGATCGGCGACGGACATCCTGATCCGCGGCGCCAAGGCGGCCGGCAACCGCGCCTACAAGATCGAGCTGCTCGACGATGCCGGCGACATCTGGGAAATCACCGGCAACTGCTACGTCAAGGGCTATGAGCGCGAGATCCCGATCGACGACCGGATGACCGCGACGATGACGGTGCGCTTCGCCGGCGCGTCCGAAGAAGCGGCGGCGGCATAATGGCCAATCCGCTGCGCGGCGAAGCCGAGATCGTCGTCGATGGCGCCAGCCTGAAGCTGGTGATCGACGTGAACGCGCTGGTCGAGGTCGAGGATGCGACCGGGATGGACGTCACGAGCCTGAGCAAGGCGCTGTCGGCCAAGCCCGGTTTCAAGCTGATCCGGACGCTGTTCTGGGCGGCGCTCCAGGCGCGCCATCCCGGAAAGACGGAGCGTGACGCGGGAGACATCATGTCGTCGATGGGCGTGGAGGCGATCACCGAGACGTTGACGAAGCTGTTCCAGTCGGCGTTTCCGACCGCCACCAAGGCGAGTGCGGAGGGAAAGGCGAAGACGGTAGCGGCTGGGACTGGCTGAGCCTGTTCGAGACCTGGTGCCGGGAGGGCGGCGATCCCGACCGGTTCTGGCACCAGACGCCCCGGCTGCTCGCAGCCTTCTTCGCGGGCCGCGCCGCCGCCGCCGACACGCGGCGCCGGGAGGGGCTGAGCCTCGCATGGCACATGCAGGCGCTCGGCCGGATGAAGAAGATGCCCGGGCTGGCCAAGCTGCTGGCGGGGCCGCGCCGCCGTTCCGGACAGACGCCGGGCGAGATGCTGAGCTTCCTCCGGTCGCTCCAGGACAAGGGCGTGCCGATGACCATTCGTAAAAAGGACAAGGGCTGATGGGATCGGCGGTGATCGGCGCGCTGCGCGTCACGCTTGGCCTCGACACGGCCGCTTTCCAGAAGGGGCTCAGCCAGTCCCAGAAGGAACTGGCGCGGTTCGGCAAGCGGCTGGAGAAGGTCGGCGACGCCGTCGCCGGCGCGGGGCGCAGCCTGTCGGTCGGGCTGACGGCCCCGCTCGCGCTGGCCGGCGGCGCCGTCATCAAGTTCGCTGGCGATTTCGAAGCGTCGATGAACAAGGTCGCGATCTCGACCGAGGCGTCGGCCGGTGAGATGAAGGCGATGAACGACCTTGCCCTGCAGCTCGGCAAGGACACGGTGTTCAGCGCGTCCGAGGCGGCCGACGCGATGGACATGCTGGCGAAGAACGGGCTCGACGCGCAGACCATCCTTGGCGGCGCGGCGAAGGCGGCGATCGAGCTGGCGGCGGCAACCGGATCTGAACTGGACCCGGCGGCGGCGGCGATCACCGACACGATGCAGCAGTTCCACAAGACGGCGGCGAACCTGCCGGCGATCGTCAACCAGATCACCGGCGCGGTGAACGCGTCCAAGCTCGACTTCAACGATTTCCAGAAGGCGATGGGCGCGGCGGGCGGCGTCGCGGGCGGGCTGGGCGTCAACTTCGAGGACTTCACGGCGGCGCTGGCGGGCACGTCGGCCATGTTCGCGAGCGGCGAAGATGCGGGCACCTCGTTCAAGACGTTCCTGACGACGCTCGTCCCGAAGTCGAAGGAGGCCGCCGCGGCGATCCAGCACTATGGGCTGAGTTTCTTCGACGCGCAGGGAAACATGCGGTCGATGAGCGCGATCGCGCAGCAACTCCAGGAGAAGCTGGGCGGATTGAGCGAGCAGGCGCGGAACGACGTGCTGTCGACGATCTTCGGCACGGACGCGATGCGGACGGCGATCGGGCTGATGCAGCTCGGCGGGCAGGGCCTCGACAGCATTCGCGAAAAGATCGCGGCGACCGACGCGGCGGCGCAATCGGCGCAGCGGCTGAAGGGGTTCAACGGCCAGCTCGAGCAGCTGAAGGGTTCGCTGGAAACGCTGGCGATCGCGATCGGCCAGTCGGGGATATTGGAGATCGTCACCGGCATCGTGATGGCGTTCGCGAACTTCGTCGACACGCTGTCGGCGCTGGATCCGTGGGTGCTCAAGGCGGCGGTCACCGTCGGCGTGCTGGTCGCGGCGGTCGGGCCGCTGCTGATCGCGGTCGGGTCGATCGTCAACGCGGTCGGCGCGGTGATCCCGATCTTCATTGCCCTTGCCCCGGCGATCGGCGCGATCATCCCGATCCTGGCGTCGCTGGGCAGCGCGCTGGTCGGGCTGGCTGTCGCGGGCGGCCCGCTGACGCTGATCGCGCTGGCGGTCGGCGCGGTTTATCTGGCGTGGAAGAACTGGGACAAGATCTGGCCGATCCTGCAGAATCTGTACCAGGGCGTGAAGACCTGGCTGGTCGACAAGATGCGCGCGCACATCGAGTGGGTGATCGGGAAGATCCGCGCTGTCGGCGACGCCTTCTACGAGCTTTACGATCGGGTGGTCGGCCACAGCTATGTCCCGGACATGGTCGACGGGATCGGCGACGAGTTCGGGCGGCTCCCGGGGATCATGGTCGATCCGGCACTGGATGCAACGGGGGCGGTCTCGGGTGCGTTCGAGGGGATGGCGTCGGGCATCAACCGGACGCTGTCGAGCAGCCTGACCACGTTCCGATCGTTCAAGGAAACGGCGTTGTCGCTGCTCGACGAGGTGTTGCGCGGAATCGAGCAGGCGCTGACCAGCATGGTCGGCGGATCGAGCGGGTCTGGCGGCCTGGGCGGGGCGATCGCGACGATCCTCGGCGGCGTGCTCGGCGGCGGCGGGTCGGCGAGCCCGACGATCGACATGGCCGGGATCGCGGCGATGATCGGCCCGACCACATTGGAGCCGTTCAGCCTCGGAGAGGGACTGCCCGGCTTCAAGACGGCGGGCAGCTTCGAAGTCGGCGGGTCTGGCGGCCCGGACAGCCAGTTGATGCAGTTCTACGCGAGCCCGGGCGAGATGGTGAACATCACCAAGGGCGAGCAGTCGGCGCAGGCGCCGGTCATCATCAAGCAGACTCTCAACGTCGCGGGCGGGGTCGATCTCGCGACGCGGACAGAGGTGGCGCGGCTGGCGGCGGCGACGCGGCAATCGACGATCCAGGCGATGCAGGACTTGCAGAGGCGGCGACCCTGATGGCGGATATCGAATGGCCCGAGGACATCGTCCCGTTCAAGGTGGCCTATTATCTTCAGCCGCATGTCGGCGGGTCGGAGAGTCCGTTCAACCGGCAGCGCAAGGTCTATGAACTGTCGGCGCCGCGCTGGCTGTGCCGGCTGACGTTCCGGGGCGGATATGACGGGCCGAACGCCGCGGCGGCGATGGGGGCCTATCTCGACACGTTCATCGTCCAGTTGCGCGGCGGCGCGAACCGGGTGCCGATCCACGACTTCCGCCGCCCGACCTGGCGGCGATCGAAGCATGGCCGGCCGGTGATCGGCGCGGCCGGGCTGGGGAACGAGGCGGCGCTGGCGGGCGCGACGAGCATCGTCGTCACCGGCTATGCGCCGCACAGCTACGCCTATGGCCGGGGCGACTATATCGGCGGCGACGGCCGGGCGCATCTCGTCCGTGCCGATGCCTGGGCCGACGATCTCGGCAAGGCGACGGTGAGCTTCGACCCGCCGCTGGCGGCCGACGTGGCGAGCGGCGCGGCGGTCTTCGAGGAGGTCACGTCGATGTTTACGCTGATCGGCGACGACGCGGGGCTGAACGAGACCGAGGTCGGCGACGCCACGACCTATACGCTGGACTTCATGGAGGATCTGAACAGTGGCACGTGAGCTTGACGAGGCGCTGGCGGAGGCGCTGGCGGAGCGGGTCGTCCGACCTTTCCTGGCGGTGCATATCGACTTTCCCGACCCGGTCCATGGATGGACCGGCGGCGGGGAGATCGCGTTCAACGACGCGGTGTGGACCGGGCTGGAGGGAATCGCCTCGATCGACCCGATCGGCGAAAGCACGGACGGGACGGCGACGGGATTTTCGGTGACGCTCAATCGCGTGCCGGCCGATTTCGCGGGCGACCTGATCGACCAGTCGGTGCGCGGCGTGGCCTTCGAGATATATGTCGGCGCGCTCGACGAGGCGATGCAGACGGTGATCGGCACCAAACTGGCCTGGCGCGGCACGCTGCAGAGCTACAAGATCATCGACAGCGGCGACACGCTGACGGTGGTGGCGGGCGGCGAGAGCCGGATGATCGACCAGCGCCGCCCGGCGATCAAGCGGTTCACCGACGAATATCAGCAGTCCAAATATCCGGGCGACAAGTTCTTCGAATATGTTCCCCAGCTCGTCGAGGTGTCGATCCTGTGGGCGAAGGCCGACCAGGCGTCGCCGCTGTCGGGCGGGAGCGGGAGCGGGTTCAACATCCCGGTCTGGAATGGCTTCTGATCCGGACTGGCCAAGACATTGCGGCGACCTGTGGCGCGAGCATGTGCTGCGGATGACTGGCCGGGACGTGTCGGATGTGATCGGCCCGATGCCTAGGCGTCCGCGCGAGTTCGCGGCGATGATGCGGCGGCTCGGCGTGCGCGACCTGGCCGGGGTGGTCAGCGCGGTGCACGGCGAGAGCCGGATCAATCCGCGCTTCGCGATACGGGGCGACGTGGTGCGGCACGGCTGGGCGCTCGGTATCTGTCGGGGCGAGCAGGCCCAGTTCTACGGGGGCGTCATGCTTCCGATGCGGGAGGTCGAAGAGGCTTGGTCTACGACCCGCTTCAACTGCTCAACGGCCGTTTTGGGCTTGGGAATGCAGGAAATTACGTTTCCGCACCAAGCATAGATTTTAAGTTCAGATTGCCCATCTCCAAGCTCTTGCCATGTAAGCGTGAAAGACAGGTCGGTGTTGGCATAAATTGCCCCCGGTGTCGAAAATAGTCCTGGCTCATCGACTATGATCTTGAACCTAGTATTTTCTCGCACCCAATTTTTTGCGGCCTCCCATTTCACCGCACAGTCCGGTCCGATCGTGCAAGACGTAAATGGTTTGGCTTTTCGTGACCAGTTAATCACTTGCTTTGCGGTTGCCGGATCTAGCGATGCCAATGTCGCCGCCGCGATCAGAGTTATCATGAATCCACCCCCTCTTCATTGAAGGAGGATATCATAGGCAAAATCGTAAGGGTTGTCGCCGCCGTCGCGCTGGCGGCTGCCGTTGCCTATTTCGCGCCGCAGCTTGCCCCCCAATTGTTGAGCGCGCTGGGTGTGACCGCGACGGCGAGCTCGCTGGCGATTGCGACAGCAGTCATAGGCACGACACTCACGATCGCTGGCGCTATGGTCATGCAGGCGCTGGCCCCTCGGCCAAGCGCCGGTCGGCCGACGCCGATCAACTTCCGCCAGTCGATGGCGAACAGTTGGATCGTCATCGGCAAGCGACGGGTGGGCGGGCTGATGGTGTTCTTCCATCCGCGCCCGGCGTTCGGCACGTATTATCGCTATTTCGTGTTCGCATGCGCCGGCCATCGCTGCAAGGGCGCGGTGCGGTGGTGGCTGAACGACGAGATCGTGACGGTCAACCCGACGACCGGGCTGGTGACGAGCGGCACCTATGCCAACAAGGCGTTCCTGTTCTTCGACCGCGGCCATGCGGACGCGACGGCGTTCGGCCGGTTCGTCGCCGAATGCGGGGGGAAGTGGACCGAGGATCATCGCGGGCGCGGAATCGCCAAGATCTACGCGATCTTCGAGATGTCGAAGGATGTCGTGCAGGCGGGCATGCCGACGATCTCCGCCGAGATCGAGGGAAGCGACGAGATCGTCGATCCGCGTACCGGCGTCGCCGGCTATACCGACCTGGCGATCCCGGCGGCCTATTGGTGGATGGGGCTGCCGCGCGAGGAGGGCGGCTTCGGGATATCCGAGGACGAGATGCCCGACGCCGACCTGCTGTCGGCATGGACCAATATCTGCGACGAGGACGTGACGACGCCCGACGGCACGGAGAAGCGCTATACGATCAACGCGCTGATCGAGACGGGCGCGGCGCCGAGCGAGGTTCGGCAGACGTTCGTGATCGGCTGCGCCGGGCAGTTCGCCTATGTCGAGGGCCGTCACATGCTGCGGCCGGGCTACTGGAATCCGGTGTCGGTATCGCTGAGCGAAAGCGACCTGGCGGGCCCGATCGAGCTGCCGACGATGCTGCCGGGCGAGGAGGTGGCGACGGAGGTGCTGGGCAGCTTCTTCGACCCCGAGCTGAACTATCAGCCGCAGCCGGTGCCGACGCGCAGCGTCGCCTCCGCCGACAAGCGGCAGATGCAGGTCGACCTGCCACACTGCACCAGCCCCTGGCTGGGCCAGCGGATCGCGGAGATCATGCTGCGCCGCGCGCAGTGCGAGAAGCGGCTGACCTGGCCGATGAACATCATGGGGCTGGGCGTGGCGGCGATGGATATGGTGCAGGTCGATACGGCGCGATACGGCCTGTCGAACTATGCCTGGGCCGTCGATGGATGGACGATGGCCTCCGACTTCTCGGTGCAGCTGGGCCTGCGCGAGGAGAATGAGGATATCTATGCGGACATCACCTATCTGCCGCGGCAGTCGACGGCGACGCCGGACGTGGCCGACGTGGTGCCCGACGAGGATGTCGCGCTGCTCCAGGAGACGGTGACCACCGTACAGGACACGGTCACGGCGCAGGAGATCGTCATCGCGGACCAGGCGGTAACGATCGGGACGCAGTCGGCGGCGATCGCGGACCTCATCAGCCGGGTCGAGGCGCTGGAAACGCCCTAATCATCGGGAGACCGAACCATGTCGGGAAGCAATATGCCGCTGGCCTTCGGGCGGTGGACGGGTGGGGTGCGCTGTCTGCGCCTCAAGGGCATCGACCTGTCGGCGGAGGGGGCGGATGCGCTGATGCAGATCCGCTCGGCGCCGAACCTGCCCGACGGCGACGGGGAGCCGCTGCGCGAGCTGCCGCTGGTGAGTGATGGCGAGGGGCTGCGCTTCCTGGGGGTGCACCATGCGGCGGGGACGCCGACCAGCTTCCTGGCGCTGCGCGTCTTCTCGCTGTCGGACATGCCGGCGGCGGCGGACATCGGCGACGATATCGACCTCGCCCATGACCTGCACGTCAAGCCGGCGGGCGGGCTGTTCCAGCGGGTCGCCTGGGGGACGCTGCGGGTCGAGGCCGGGGTGACCCGGCCCGACGCGCTGCTCGCCGAGGACGGCGGATTCCTGCTCGCCGAGGATGGCGGGCACATCATCGAGGAGTGACGATCATGAGAATATGGCTTCTGGCCGTCGCGGCGCTTGCCGTGGCGGGCGCGGTCGCGCAGCCGCTGTGGGGCGCCGACGTGAAGATATCCCAGTTTCCGGCGGCGGCGACGCTGGCGGGGACGGAGAAGCTGGCCGGTGTCCAGTCCGGCGCGAACGTCGCCGTCACCCCGGCGCAGATCGTCACCTATGCGGGCGCGACCTTCCAGCCCCTCGACAGCGACCTGACGGCGGTCGCGGCGCTGGCGACGACGTCGACCGGCCGCGACCTGCTGACCGCCGCCGACGCGGCCGGGATCCGCACCAAGGCGGCGCTCGGCACGATCGCGACGCAGGCGGCCGGCGCGGTGGCGATAACCGGCGGATCGATCGCGGGCATCACCGACCTGGCGGTGGCCGACGGCGGCACCGGCGCGGGCACGGCATCGGGGGCGCGGACCAACCTCGGCCTCGTCATCGGGACGGACGTGCAGGCTTATGACGCGGATCTGGCGGCGATCGCCGGACTGACGAGCGCGGCGGACACGTTGCCCTATTTCACCGGATCGGCGACGGCGGCGGTGACGGACCTGTCGAGCTATGGCCGCACCCTGATCGACGATGCCGACGCGGCGACGGCGCGCGCGACGCTGGGGATCGCGGCGGCGGTCCGCCCGCTCGTCCATCCCGGCTATGTCGCGACCCGCTGGTATTGGTCGCGCGCGGCGTCGATCGCGGCGGGCAGCAATCTCGGCGCGAACAGCCTGCGCTTCTCGCCGTTCATCGTCGAGCAGGCGATCACGATATCGGACCTGGGCACGCGCATCACGACGCTGTCGGCCGGCGGGAAGATCCAGCTCGGCATCTATGCGGCGGATCCCGCGACGATGCTGCCGACGGGCAGCGCGCTGGCGCATAGCGGCGACATCGCGACGGACAGCGCGGTAGCGGTGTCGGGCGACATCGACGGCGCCGACGTGACCCTGCAGCCGGGGCTCCATTGGGCGGCGCTGATGGTCGACAACGGCACGGCCGTCGCGACGGCGTGGAGCACGGCGAGCACGGCGACGGGGCATCAGGTCGGCGCGACCTCGATGGCCAATCTCAGCACCAGCGCGGCGCGCGGCGACCTGAGCTATTATGTCGGGTCGATCACCTTCGGCGCCTGGCCGAGCATCGGATCGGTGACGCTGGTCGAAGGGGCGGCGGTGCCGGAGACGGCGATCGCGTTCAAGGTCTCGGCGCTTCCCTGATCCATCATAGAAAGGGAGGGCCGCCGGATGGCCGGATATCTGCGCCTCGAGGTGGACCGCTATGTCCAGACGCATCACGAGCTGGCATTTCGCGGGTTCGACCTGACCGGGACGGGCCTGCTGATGCAGGTGCGGCTCTACCGCGACGCGCCGGGGGCGCCGCTGCGCGAGCTGACGATCGGCGGCGGCCTGACGCTGCTGTCGGTGACATGGGCCGGCACGGTGCCGACCAGCACGCTGCGCGTCTCGTTCGCGGCCAATGTCTTTCCGTTCGCGGCGGACCGATCGGCGGACCTGGTGCTGGCGCATGACCTGCTGGCCGCCCCGCCGGGGCGCGATGCCGAGCCATGGCTGGCCGGCGATCTCATCGTTCTTGGAGGAGTGACACAACATGGCTGATATCGTCGTCGACGTGCTGGGCGAGGCCGCGGTGGCCGCCGCGATCGAGGAGGTGGCGAACTTCCGGGATGGCGCGGAAGACTTTCGAGACTCTGCGGCGGCTTCGGCCGCGACGGCCGTCGCGGCGGCGGGGGCGCTGTTCAGCGCCTGGGGGCCAAAGGCGGTTTCCGTGCCGGCGTACCCGAATGCCATTATCAAGCGGATGGTCCTGTGGGGCGCCAAGAGCGGCACGCGCGACCTGTATGTTTCCTTCGTCCAGACCTCGACGTCCCAGATCCGGGTGGACGTCTCGGACCCGGAGCGGGGCGACCAGATCGGCTTTTTTCAGGTCGTCACGCCTGACTATTCCAGCGGCGGCGCGAACCTTCCCGATCGCATTCCCTTCACGGGACTGGACCCGCTCAGCACTTTGCCGCCCGGCGATCCCGACGGCGCGAACTATACGGGGATCGAGGGCTATCTCGAGCTGAACAAAGGCGCGGTGGTGGAGAGCGGCGCGGCGTATCAGCCGACCGGCGTCGCCGAGTCGCAGATCAATCCGCTCAACGTCCACAGCAACTATTCGGTGCCCGCGCGGGTTCGCGACACGCGGCTCTGGCATTATCCCGATGTGATCGAGGTGGGGCCGGGGCGGACCTACACGACGCCGCGCGCGGCGGTGGAGGCGCTGTACGACGCGGCCTCGCTGGCCTCGCTGGCGGCGGCCCCGCTCGGCGTCCTTTTTCAGCCCAAGAGCCTTCGGGCGACGCCCCTGAACCCGGTTCTCATCGTGATCGACGTGCCGGATGCGGGCAGCCCGCTGCTGCCCTGGCAGGACGTGAACCTCCACCTGCCGTCCTATGTCTCGCTCATCTCGCGCTACCCCGGCGCGGTGTGGTTCGAGCATTCTGCGGGGGCCACGCGGCCCATCATCCAGGCACATCTGTCTCACCAGCTTGTCGATATCAACTGGCGCAATTCGGCGGCGGAGGGGACGGACTACGCCACGAACCCACTCACCAGCTCGGCGCGCTATG